ATTTTAGAACAAATCGGACATTTCGGGCGCACTATCCAAAATTAAAAAACTTTTTTCAAAGATGCATCATCCATTTTAAAATCCCATTCACATTTTTGTCAAAAGTGATTCTTAAAATTAGCTGAGAGGCGGGATTTCGTCAGATATCTAGATCAATATCAGTAATTTTATACTCAGAATAAAAATCCTGAGCTATTCTACGTTGTAAAATGACATATAAAGCCTGGCGGGAGATAGAAAGAGCATCCCAATCATATCCATCTAGATAATTTATAGCAATTTGAGCATCATTAGCATCAATTGCATGTTTTCCTTTTAGATCAGAAGCAGAAATTTTATCAAAAACTTTATTTACAAGGCTTAAATCTCTTAAAATTTTGTCGGGAGTCCAAGAATCTTCTCCTCTATCCTTTAATGCTGGATAAATATGGCACGGGGAGATTGCAAAAGAGCCTTTAGTCCATCTTACATGAGGAAATTTAGTCCTAATAACAGATTCTTCTTCTGCATAGTACTCTATAAGTCTTAAAACATCAGGATTTTCATCTTTGATAGCTCTTTTCCATCTAGAATCAGCGATATGTTGTTTTCCATTGCGATTTCTGGATTGTGACATAAAAGGAAGGCGGGAAATCAGATCGGATGCCTGAATATATTTTCCATTATAATCTTTTCTATCTATCTGATACTCTATTTCAGTCATAAAGTCTCTTCTAGGACGTTTTTTTTGTAATATGGTCAATTCTTCATCAGTAAAGCCAAATAAAAGCTCTGTCTGCTTATGATGGGCTTCTAAACCATAAATAAGATGATCTAAACCAGATGTTGGAATGATAAAATAATACTTGTCAGTATAAATGTGAGCTAGATCACTATTATCTTCAATCTTATACAAAATAGTGTGACATAGATCACTCAGAGGTTTGAGCATCATCTTCACTTTCAAATATAAAGGACGGGGCGGGAGCGAGAATCTGTCCAGATTCATGCAAAGATGATAATCCCCTAGCATCAGCACCTAGCTTATCTGCAATAATAGATAACATATCATAGTTACGCATCTCCTGGATGTATATCGCACCTAGAAGTTCTCGTATATTTGATATCATATCTTCCATTAGCTCTTCTCCTAAATTACCCATTATCTTCTCCTATGATCTCTCTAGTTAGATAATCCCATTTGTTGGCTTCCATACTAGTAGAGCAGTTTATCTGTAAATCCCCGTTTTTACTAGTCTCAGTATATAGCCATTTTATGGGTTTGTCTAGTTCTACCTTACCGATCAATATATGATCTGGATTTCCATTTTCATCTGGTTGTTTCACGTGAAACAATATGGCTAGGGGTTCATCCTTTTCTGACGGCTCAATATAAGCCCTTTCAATGTGAATCTTGGCCATGTGAAGATTGAGATAATAATGGATAGTCTTCTGCCATCATGTTATTAAACTCTTCTGATCCTATCCAGAATATATTTCCTAATACCCGCCATGCAAAATTTGTACCTTCAGATAAATGTTTCTCTATTGCCCAAGATAAAACTTCTGAATCCAGTTTCCGTCCCGCCTCAATCAGCATCGTATACTCAACATCCTTAATTTTGCGAGTTGAGAAGATTGTCTGAGATATTGAAGGTTTAAAAGATTCAGGCATTGTTTCATCAGTTAAGTAATCACATCTAAATGTCTGACATGGAGATACTGGTCTTGCCTCATATACCCCGCATCCTTCTCCGATTTTTACAAATGGGCAAGGTACCCTGACACCTTCATCATTGATTCCCATAAAGTATTTCTCTGTACCCAATTCAGCCCGTAGATGGCCTTCACAGCACTTTGTACATCCTTCACAGGATCTTCCATTGACAACAGGAAGAAAGTCCATTAAACGAGTCTTTTCGCCAGATCTGCGGGTGTAACAAGAGCATGTGGCTTATTGGTCAACTTAATCTTAATATGAGAATATGACCATGCCACCAATTGTGAGCAGATAACTCTTTTTTCTTTTTCAGCTAATATATTTGCAGGAAGTATAGATAATCCAAGACACTTAAATGCCAGTGCAATAATTGATCCTACTCCATACCCGTCATTTTCAAAACCTTTTGCAAATTTTACAAGATTTGAGCGTTGTTCTTCTGTGAGCGGCTCATTGCTCCAGATAATTGGGAGATTATCATATTCACTAAGATCACGAATCTTTACTCCATTCGGACGAGCCTCAATTACTTTGTTATCTCCGATATAGATTCCAGCATGATTCCATTTTGAGCGGGTCCCTAATTGAATTAATCTAGCAGCCCAGCCAGTTGTATGAACTACAAAGTAATCTCCAAGATTAGGCATTCTCTATCTCCCTTAAAATATTTTCATATAATTGGATACCAGCAATTTGCTCATACCCACACGCTGTACAGTATAGCACGATTTTATTGTCTTGTTCTTTATGAGTTAGCCAGTATAAGACATCGCTAAAGCTATAGTCATTCTTATGATTAGGACAGGCGAGAGGTTTTACCCTACCCGCCTGTGCTAAGTTGTAATACTGAGAGAATACTTGAATTTTCATCAGTATGCTATGTTCGCCTTCTGAAATACAGATGTGACATATTGGTAGACAGTAGGATTTCCTGGAAGCGGTGCTTGCCAAGATTTCATATTGCCTGCTCTTGATGGGTAGAGATGTGCTGCAACGGCTTTTCTCCAGTCGTGATACTTGGCGTAGGATGATTTTAGTTCATTTACCATACGTTCGTCCTGTACCCATTCTGGTGCATCGCATGCACTCTTATAGCCCATAAAGTTATCCCATGATGTTGACATGTACTGATACGCACCACATGCACTACTGGAATAAGACTTGCGATAATATGCACCAACTCCGCCAGTTTCCTGACTCTTGATCGCATTCGCTAGTCTTGAGATTATTACCCGATTATCTACTCTTGAATTTAAATTTAGCTTGATGCTATAGTCGGGCATAATAAAATTATTTCCAGAGTTAAAATCAGTAACTAAATAAGCTGATCTCAATCTGTTATTAATATTATTATTAATATAATCAATATTAATTATATTTTTAATATTAACTAAATTAATATATTTATTAATATATAATATATTTTTATTATACACTACAAGTTCTTTCATTTGTGCTGCATGGACAGGATTAACGCCAAAAAGCATTGTGATAATGCTCACACCAATCATTGTCCACACTGTTCTTATCCTTGCTTTGTTCTCATTGTTCATTTTGAACCTCCTAGGGAAAGAGTAGTAAAATCAATCGTACCATGATACAATTAGAAAAACAAGTCAGGAAGTTAATGAAAGTATCATTTACGGGTGCTCCCGAATATATGGATCGCAATGTTGGCTATGGTGAAGCCTCATTTCACGTGTTTAAAGAATTTGAAAAACAAGGCATTGAATGTTTAATTGGTTCTCCATCTGCAAAAATTGGTATGTCATTTATTCAACCAAATCAATACAAGTTTGGTAAACATCAATATAAAATTGGTTATACTCCATGGGAGTCAACGGGAATTCCAGATGAATGGAAAACACCATTACTTACTGGCATTGATGAAATGTGGACAACATCACAATGGTGTGCAGATGTATTTAGACAATACACTAATAAACCTGTCTTTGTTTATGAACACGGAATTGAAGATGAATGGATTCCTATAAAGAGAACAATAAATCCAGACCGCCCGTTTAGATTTTTACATATTGGCGAACCTTATTTTAGAAAAGATGCACAACGAGTTGTTGAAGCATTTATTAAAACATTCGGTGATGACCCTAGATTTGAATTAGTTTTAAAATGTAGTCGCATGAATACAACAAGAGTATTTGATCCTGTTACTGGACAAGTTCAGGGATCACCTGGAGCATTTTATCCAAACATTAAAACCATTGAATCTCTTTTGTCTACCGAGCAAATGAATGGCCTTTACGATTTGTGTGATGCATTTGTTTATCCGTCATGGGGTGAGGGATTTGGATTTAATCCTTTGCAAGCAATGGCTAAAGGTATTCCAGCTATTTGTACAAGTGTATGGGCACCATATGCAAGATATATAATTGCTCCACTTGATTCCGAAAAAGTTTCTTCGCCTTGGCCTACCGTCCACCCTGGAGAAATGTACAGACCTAATTTTGAACAACTAATGTTTTATATGAAAGATGTTTATGAGAACTATGATAAATATAGTGACCTAGCTTACAAAAATGCTTTCTTAATTCACAAAGATTACAACTGGACAAAGGTGTCAAAGCCAGCTGTTCAAAGGTTAAAAGAAATACACGAAAATCTTTAAAATCTTGATTTTAAAAGTTGCAGTGTGATACACTTAAGTTCTATTAAATTCCAGAGGAGACCACATGTCTAATACAATTGAAAACCCATATGAAAACTTTATCGCACTATCTCGCTATGCAAGATGGTTAGAAAATGAAAATCGCCGTGAGACATGGGGTGAAACTGTAGACCGTTACTTTAACTTTATGGTTATTCAATTGCGTGAGAAGCATGGGTATGTTCCAGATGATAAGATTCTTGCAGAACTTCGTGAAGCAGTATTTAACCGTAACGTTATGCCATCAATGCGTGGTGTAATGACTGCAGGACCTGCATTAGAGCGTGAAAATGTTTCTGGATATAACTGTGCGTTTCTTCCTGTAGATAATGCTCGTTCATTTGATGAAGCAATGTATATTCTTATGTGTGGTACTGGTGTTGGATTCTCTGTTGAGTATAAGTACATCAATAAACTCCCGCCACTTCCTGAAAAGCTTGAGAAGTCAGACACCGTTGTTATTGTTGGAGATTCAAAGGAAGGTTGGGCAAAAGCATATCGTGAACTTCTCGGACTTCT